TTATGGTAAATACTTTATAAAATCCAAGAAGGAAGAGGGGTTGAGGAATGGATAGAAGAATATGCAAACCAATGTCAACTCTTCAATGGATAGATAGGAGTATTGTAAAACCAAATGATTATAATCCAAATAAGGTTTCAAAGCAAAATCTGGAATTGCTAAAACAATCTATTTTAACTAATGGGTGGACCTTGCCAATTGTAGTAAGGCCGGATTTTACCATTATTGATGGATTTCACCGTTGGACGGTTGCCGGGGAAGAGCATCTGGTCTCCATGCTGGACGGGAAAGTGCCGGTGGTAATTGTGGAGCATAAGGATAAGGCCGGGAATATCTATGGAACTGTTACCCATAACCGGGCGAGAGGTACGCATCTGCTGGGACCCATGAAAGCAATCGTAAAGGAGCTGATGGCAGAGGGGAAATCCGTGGAAGAGATTGGAAAACAGTTGGGTATGAGACCGGAAGAAATCTTCCGACTGTCGGAATTCTCAAAAGAGGAATTCCTGAAAATGATGGTTAAACCGAACCAGGGATTTTCAAAAGCGGAATTCATAACGAAGATTTAATGTTTTAACAAATAATATTCGTAGAGCAGAACGGAGAAGGAGTGCATTGCCTCTCTCCGTTTTTATGAAAACAAAAAACGAATAGAGGAGAGGTGGTGATATGCCGAGGGCACGTGACCCAAACCGAAATAAAGCATTCCAAATATACATGGATGCCGGCGGAAAGATTGATTTAGTTGAGATTGCGGATCAACTAAATATATCTTCCGGGACTGTTAGGGGATGGAAGTCAAAGGACAAATGGGAAGAACAGTTGAGCGGAACGTTCCAAACAAAAGTTATGGAACGCTCCAAACGTTCTAAAGGCGGCCAGCCGGGAAATCAAAATGCAAAAGGTTCTAAAGGCGGTTCAGGCGCAGCCCCACAGAAAAATAAAAATGCGGAGAAGCATGGAGCGTATTCCAAGGTTTATTGGGATACACTGGATGAAGACGAACTTGAGTTGATTGGTAGCATGGATAGTGCCGAAGAGCAGCAGCTGATCATGCAGCTACAGATGTTCTCCGTGCGGGAGCGCAGACTTATGCGGAACATTAAGAAGTACAGGGAGCTGGAAGCAGAAAACCATGGTCTTGCTGTAAAAGCGGTATCAAAAACAAAAAAGGTAGAAGATCTGACAAGTTTTGATGGAGAGAGTATTGGTGCTGGAAAATATAAAAAGGTAACGGAGACAAGTGTTACAGGTACGGAACCTGTTATGAATAGCATAATGACATTGGAGGCGGAACTCACAAAAGTACAGCGGGCAAAAACAAAGGCGATAGAGACTTTAGCAAGGCTGCATCTGGAGAAACAAAAGCTGGAAGGAGATACTTCTACAAACGATGTTGTAAAGTCGTGGGTGGAAAAAGTTACAAAAGAGAGGAGGAATTCAAATTCAGAATGAAAAATGGCTTGACGAATTCCTTGATGAAAGCATACCTCTTTGGCGGAATGATCCGGTACTGTTCATGCGGGAAGTCCTGTCCTTTGAGCCGGATGATTGGCAGATCGATGTAGCGTATGACCTGCGAGATTATGCCAGGGTATCCGTGAAATCTGGCCAGGGCGTTGGCAAAACGGGAGTAGAGGCTGCATTGCTTCTGTGGTTTCTGGTCTGCTTCCCATATTCCCGAATTGTTGCCACGGCGCCGACAAAGCAGCAGCTTCATGATGTGCTGTGGTCCGAGGTGGATAAATGGATGAATAACTCTCCGCTGTTGCCTCTGATGATCAAATGGACCAAAACATATGTTTATCTCCGTGGATATGAAAAACGGTGGTTTGCGGTTGCAAGGACGGCGACGAAGCCGGAGAATATGCAGGGATTCCACGAGGATAATATTATAGGAAAAGCCAGGGCTTATCAGGTCTTATAAAGCCGCATAAAACGGCACTTTGTTTGTATCTGGCTTTATCTGTTTTTATAGATAAGTGGGAAAAGTGGTGTCAATTTTGGTGTAAATGGTGTCAAAAAAAGTTTGTGGGAAATGAAAAAAGACACTTGACAAGGCAAAGTGTTGAAATTTGTTAAAATATACTTTTTTATGGTGCTGTATACCCATATTTTGAGTTTATTTTATAAATCATGATATATGGTGCTTTTGAGTAACGGGAAGGTTGAAAATGTGGATTTGCTATAATGGTAATATCCTCTTTATCGTGCTTTTATAGCAGATGGACAGTATGAGATAAAATAAAGAGATTGGAAGGAGTTACTGATTATGCGTGCAAGGACAAGAGATGAGATGGTTGTGGTTTTGTCGGACAAGAGGCTTTTGAATATGGATGAATTCTGTATCTATGCAGGGCTTGGAGCTAATACGGCCAGGATTATAGCCGAAACGACAGGCGCCCTATTCAGGGTAGGACACCGTGTGCTGGTGGACAGGGTGAAATTTGATAAATACTGTGATGAGAACAATGAGATAGAAGCATGGGCAAAGTAACGGCGGATCAGGAAGTTCTGTACGGAATAAAGGCGGGATGGCATGGGAAGACGGAAAAAGCAGTATATTCCCAAACATTTTGAAAGCACCGGGGAGGTGCGGGATACATCTGCCAATATATACGAGAGCATGCTGTGCTCTGCCGCTTATCAGGATTTGACAAAGAACCAGAGGCTTCTGTATGTATACATGAAGGCACAGTATTATGGCAAACGGAAACCGGGAAGAGATAATCCGGACATAGAAAGTCTACAGGGTGATGATTTGTTTTACTTTAACCTGGCACTGGCTGTCAAATATGGACTGTATGCAAGCGGAAGCCGCCAGCAGCTTTATGCGGACATAAAAGCGATTGAAGATCATGGCTTTATTAAAACTGTCAGTAAAGGCAGGGGCAATCATACACGATCCATTTATCAGTTCACAGGGGACTGGAAGACGTGGGGCAGCAGTTGAAATTAAAACCTTTGTATGACTTTTGCTACATTAGAAGCGGGGGTAATGTAGCAAATCTTCTACATTAGACGTAAAATTCATCATTCTAATGTAGTAAAAGTCATACAGTTTATATAAAGTTTACCATACCATATTTTAAAAAAGGGGACAGGAAAACAGGAACTGATGGCTGGACAATTAGTTTTGCCTTCGGAAAGCCCCGCTGCTGTCACAGAGAGGCTTTCATGTAAAATGCCTGGCAGTGCAGTGCTGGCTGAATTCATTGTAAGGGAGTGGACGGGGGATGTCAAATGAGGAGATTGTCGAGCAGATACAGAAAGGCATACAGGTCACAGCGAATCAGGAAAGGCTTTGGAAGAACAGTGAGAGGTTTGTCCGGTGGGTGATCAGGAAATATATAGGGAGCTGTTGCAAAGAGGATCAGGAGGATTTCATGCAGCAAGGCTTTATTGGGCTTATATCCGCTGCAGGGAAATACCGGCCGGAGAACGGCGCAAAATTTCTGACTTATGCGGAAAACCATATCAAGACAGCGATATTCAGATATAACGGCAGCAATACCTCCAGTGTCCATATCCCGGAATATCTCAAAATGAGAATGCGAAAACTGGCAGCATTCCAGTTAAAGTACAGGGCAGCGTTTAAAAGGGATCCAGAACCGGAAGAAATACAGAAGGCTTTGCATATTTCAGCCCGTTCCTTCTGCCATCTGGAAAAGACGCTGCTCAATTTGAGAACCAGGAGCCTGGACGAATACATATCAGAAGACGGGAGCGGCAGTCTCCTTGACCTGCTTTCAACAGACGAGAAGATTGATGAACTGGCCGGGAGCAGCGAATATCAGAGGGAGCTGCACAATGAGCTGGATGCGGCCCTCCGGATTCTGGACCATAAAACGGCGCTTATGATCCGCTGTGCATATTACCAGGGAAATGGCTATGCCAGTACCGCAAAGATGTTCGGATGCAGCAGGCAGGCGGTTGATGAACGCATAAAGAAGGGCTTTTACAGGATACTCCATTCAGAGCATCGGGAAAAGCTGGAAAGTTTCATGTGGGAGGGGTACCATGTGGATCCGCGGCGCCTGAGTGACTATGCGGATATGGAGGAAATAGATTATATGGGCAGCGGGCTTCTGCTCTGAGGCAGGTGATGGAGGAATGACATATTTTTATGATTATTTTGCGAGGCAGTACCGGGAGGGCAGAAACGGCAGCCTGCTCCCTGCCCCTGCTGCCATATTCGGAAATATAGAGCCGGAGGATGTGCGGAACTGCAGACTGGTTCTGAAAAATGCGTATACCAACTATCGCATGGGAAGGAATGCGGAAGCGTTGAAGCGGCTGATCGGGGAGTACCGGGAATATGTTTCCTGCTGCCATGATGGACAGGCAAGGGACAGGTACAACGCTTTTATCTATCGGTATATGCTGGAGGTGCCGGTTGGCAGCAGGGCAATAGCAGCGAAACTGGGAGTGGTAAAAGAAACAGTATTCAATTATGTCAACAGGTGCCTTGATGAAATGCTGGTGCTTTGTATGGGTATGCCAGCGGTTGGACAGCCTCCAGAGGATAGGGAGGCCGCGATCCGGATGCTGGTAGACGGCAGCAGGCTTTTTTCTTCTATGGCTGGGGATTATGTATTATGCCTCTTCCCAGGGAAAAGAGAGCGGGCGGCGGTGGAGCAGGGGAGGCGGGCCACCATACGAATTATGGGGCAGCTGGCCGAGGCGGTAGAGGCATATTCTGGATATTGTAATGACGGATATTCCTCCATTGATACCGATATTCGGAAAGCGGGGATATTACAGAAATGTATTGCCGGTGTTCCCCCTGCCGCCATTGCGGAAGAATATGGCTGCTGCCAAAGTACGGTTTATGCCGATATCCGGGAGAATGAAAGGAGGCTTGCGGCTATGATGTTTGAAATGCGGGAGCGTTAAAGTGAAAAGGACAGAATTAGAAATGCTATGAACCAGGCAAAGAACGGAGGCGCTGCGGACATTCCCGGACGGGGCCATTTGGGAAGAATGGGAAAAGGTATGCGAAGAAAAGCGTGAGGACTGGAACGCTCTGCTGCAGAGGATCCGGATGCTGGCTGATGAATACCGGAGCGCCTGCAATGAGCTTGTGGTTATGAATAATACAATGCGTGATGCGAGAAGGCAGATGGCACAGATAGGAAAGGAGAATGATGCACTCACATTTTTTTATCCTATTCTTACGGTGGGGATGGATCCTGAACCGCTGACGATATCAAGGGCGGACGGCCTGAAGCCCGGTAATATCATGCATGCGGGGTTTGGGGAAAATCCATTATAGAAATTGGTAATGGATGGGGCGATACTGCCCCATTCTTGCCGTTTAATGGTGGATGCATATAAAACTACTCCCGCACAGGAAAAGCCCCACAGAGGGGAAAAGAGAGGGCATGAAGCAGGAGAACCAAAGCCTGCTGCCCTGAAGGAAAGGAGGAGATGCGGCGGATGGAGAATCTGAGTATAATTGAAAATGAGTTGGTGCCGGTATATACCACCAGCACGGGAGAGAAAGTAGTCTATGGGACGGATCTGCATAGGGTATTGGGGGTAAATACCCCTTATAGGCTATGGATAGAAAGGCGTATTGGCGAGAGCGAGGCGGTGGAGGGTGAGGATTTTGAAGCTGTACAAATTTGTGCGCCTTCCGGACAGGGCATGAAAGAGCATATCCTGCAT